ACTAATTGTCTTTTACCTTTTGCCGGCAGCCACAGCTGCCGGCGCCACCGTGGGGTAACACCTGCGGTTTCCGGGGATCGAGCCTGTGGCCGGACAGGTGAGATTGTCACGAAGCAGCTTAGCTACCTGCACCTGTGATGCGCCTCGGAGGGTTTTTATGCTCTTGATGGACGCGAGTTCAACCCCTTCTTTAAACCCTGGCACACGTGACGCCACTTCTCCTTCTACCTGCCTCTTTTTTGGGCAGTTTGCTTGTGTCGCCAGCACCCTTGAGGTGCTTGCGTCCGGCACTGTTTCTGACAATATTTCCCGCGCAGAACCCGCACTTGCTACGGCTCGTGCGGAATCTGTTGCAGACCTTCTCTCTGCCACTTTGGCCCCTTTGTATCTGCACCAGAGGGCGCAGATTGACAAGGCCATTGAGGCCCGTGAGTCCCGGCAGGCCCGGTGGGCGTCAGAGTGGAAGGCCACCATACCAGGTGCCTCCGCATCCTCCTCCACGCCCCCTATCCCTACTGTCATCAACCCCTATGGGGCTCTGAACAGCAGGGCTTGCCGCAGGCTCACAGCCGAGGTGACCGGGCCCGTGTGGTCCATGCCAGCTCAACCCAGGAAGCTGGCTGTACCCCGCAAGCCCCCCAGCGCCGCGCGCCAGAGTGCGCTCGATGAGCGCCTCACTCAGAAGCTCTACCTCTACCTCCTCCAGCAAGCCTGGCGTGAGGCCCGCCGGACCCGCAGGGTTACCCGCAGGTCTCTCCAGGCGACCCCAGTGAGTGGGGAGGAGCTCTCCCTAAGTGTCCGTGACTTGGTCCGGCGCTTCAGGGCTGACTGCGGGACCGTTCACGGCACTTATGTGCAGGCTGACCAGCTGTACACCCTGATCGGAGATGCTATTGCTGACGAGTGCTTTGGTGACAACTACAGGGGTATGGAGATTGGTGTGCGGCATGCAGGTGCGGTTTACTATGGCATGTCTGACAGGCGTTCTATCTTTGGCCGCATCTTCCTCCAACCCACCTCTTTGCCGCCTCGGTGTGAGCTTGTTGTACGTTTTGTTGAGGAGGATGAGCCCGCTTTTGTCAGCCCATTTCACCGCATTGTGTGTTTGCGGGCTTCAGAGATCAGCAAGCAGAAGAGGAGACCAATTTCCCAGGTGGAGTTAGCTCAGCTTTTTGAGTTGTCTTTGGCCCAGTTCCAGTACTTTTCCGCGCAGATTAGATCCTACGAGGCCGTGCGCTCTATTTGCGTCACTGGAGCTGGGGAGATGGCCCATGTAGCCATGCAGCCTGATGATGCCAGCCTCACGACTAGCGAGTGGCTGAGCGAGGAGCAAGACATTGTTCAGGCAGATGTGAGTGGTTTGGCCGAGGGGCTGGAGGCACGCCGCCACAACCAGCGGCACCCGTGCCCACGTCCGGGCCCCAAGGTGCAGAAGAAGAAGGAAGTTGTTTATCGCGGTGAACCCCCCGTCCTCCTGGGCCCCGCACCAGCCCGAAAGGGTGGACCGGTGTTTTCAGAGGATGTGGCAGGCGAGCAGCAGGGCTTGCCACAGGAGCGCATTGAGCAGCTCAGATCCACTTCACGGGGTATCTTCTCCCGCGTCATGGGGGATATCCCCATCAACCTCCAAGCGGGTCTGACTGCTGAGACTGAGGGTATCATCAGGAACACTGTTGAAGCTCTGACGACTGCGACCAACCGCCTTGCCACGGCCGGTGAGATGTGTGCTCAAACTCTGTCTCAACCTCAGTTGGAGCACGTGGTCCGTGTGAGCATGCCGGAGGTGCCAGCAAGTGTGGTGTCTGCTCTGGATGGTACAGCGGGCTTCCTTGATGGGGCAATCCAACTAGCGCTACAAGTGCTAAAGACTATGTTTGACCAGGTCACCTCTATTGTCACCACTCTCACCAAGACCATCTTTGAGAGCAGACTTTGGAAGGGCCTTGTTGTGGCTTGCCTCATTTGCGTGGTACTATGGTTCTGTGCTAGCCGTGTCAAGAACTCTACTGTGTTCCGCGCCTTTGTCGCCGGAGCGATGTCACTGGTGGGCAGAGCTGTTGACCCCATGTTTGAGGCCATGGATGTGTCTGGGATTGCGGTGGGCGATGACCCTGATGCCATAGTTGACTCTGTGTGGTCTTCTTTGTGGCGTCAGATTTTCAGTGCCTTCGGCGCCACAGACTTGACTACCAGGCTGCGCCCCTTTACAAGCTTCCTTACCACCAGCAACCTGGTGAAGGGTGGTGCAGTTGCACTGGCCGTGTCCCGCCTGGGGTCCCTTTTCACTGATGTCTTCAAGTGGGTTGCCACCAGGTTTGACGATCTGTTTGGCACCTCTTTGTTGATCAAGTTGTTTTATAGTGGACATGCTGCCCAGATCATGGCCTGTGTGCAGGAACTTCAATCCATTCGAGCAGCTTTATCCATCTATGTGCGTGGTGACGATTTACAGGCTCCTGAGACCCTTTCAGAGCTTGCTGTGCGCTACCATGCCATTACTGCCAAGTGGGGCCGCCTTGTGGCTACTATGAAGGAGGGCCGCGTTGACCCCACAGTGCTAGGGTTTATCAACACTGGTAACGCAGTGTTTGACAGCCTGGGCAGATACTTCGGGTCTAGGTCCTGCATGGAGCGTGCACAGGCCACGATGGTCACATTGGCTGGTGACAGTGGTGTGGGGAAGACGACGCTTGTAAAGCACCTGCACAGCAGCGTGCTCAGGCGATTCACCCAGTTCACCCAGGATGATGTTAGCTTGCAGCTTTATGTGCTTCCCAAGGGTGCTAAGTTCTTTGACGGCTACAAGAACCAGTTTACTACTGTTATTGATGAGCTGTTTGCCGTGCGTGAGGTGACTGGAGGAACTGAGCAGCCAGCCGCAGCTAGTTTGTTGAGTATGGTTAGTTCCTTTGTGTTTGCTTTGAACATGGCTTCACTGGAAGAAAAGGGCACCACCTTTTTCAACAGTAAGCTTGTCATTGCAACAACCAATCTGACTCTTGAAGCCATAGTCAATAATGCTTCGGCCACTATGACCTTTCCTCCAGCACTCAGGAGGAGGCTTCAGCCATTTTTCACTACTGTGACAGTTAATCCTGATTTTCAGAGTGCTAATGGCGAGCTTGACTGGGCCAAGCAGAATGTCAGTGACAGTGATCTGGTTTGGTCTTTCCATGTGGCTGGAATCGGGCGGACTGTGAGTTACAGGGAGTTTGTCGACTTGATCTATCAGGACATTGTCAAGAACATCACAGGCAGTGCCCAGTACATGAGGAAGATCATGAGTGAGTGGGAACCATTGACCCCCACGGCAGACTTCAACGCCGATGGGGTTCTTGTTGGTGGCAATGAGATGGGGCCCAAAGCTGTGAGCTACTGGAGCAGGCTGGTGTCTTTGGTGGGTATGGCAAGTGACATGATGACTAATCTGAGTGTCAGGGACCAGTTTCGACTCTCCATTGCAGTTGGCGCCACTATTGGCTTTGCAGTCTTGGGGCTCAAGAAGCTGTTTGGGCTAGTGATTCAGGCTTTGTTACCTACAGAGGATGACGAGCCTGCGCCTGCCTCGCACCTTCAGACCTTTGATGTTTCTGGAGATGATATTCCATATCACCCGGGCCAGCTTTGTCTGACTGTGAGTGCCCGGCCCAATTGGAGGGGCGCTGCCACTGCACTTTGTGGGGACTACATTCTGATGTGCAACCACACCTACACTCAGTTGTGTGCTCAAGAAGGCCAGGACCCTGACAGTCAGCTTTTGGTTCACAACATCGTTCGCGGTGCAGATGGTTACACTTCTTCTCCAGCCACCTTTAAGTGTACCCTGCGCGACTTCGCCAGGTTTGACAAGATTTGCCCCCCTGGCAAGGATGTGGCTATTGTGTGTTTTCCACCTGGCGTCCCGGGCCGGCGTGCCTATAGGTGCCTAGTGGACAGGAGCCCCAACCTGGAGAATTCTGTGACTGGACATGTGTTGGCTATGTTGCCTGGCATTATGATGGAGGATCGGCGACACAAGGTTGTGGCCGTCAGTGGCCAGTCTTTTGTCAAGCGCTTGAATATTGGTGGGGCCAACCCCAATGGCTCCATCAATGTGGTCCGCCCAGATGGCTCGCCTGGGTTTGAGAATTGGCCCTACGAGATCCACCATTCTTCACATGTGCCTACTGAAGGGTACTCTGGGGCACTCGTGGTAAACAGTGGCAAGAGGATCTTTGGAATGGTTTGCTCCCGGCTATCTGGCAAGGGCGTGACCGTCATGGGGGGTGGTTATGTAGCCTTGAGCAAAGAGTTGGTGGATGGTTGGTTTTCCAAGGCTGGGCGGACCATCCCAGAAGTCAGCGCAGCTAGTGTCTCTGGTGAATTTAGTGAGCTGGAGTACAATGGAGTAGATTCCAGGGGCTTCCTTGTTGAGTATGCCACCCCAGATAGCTACAAGTTGTCAGGCCGTGGTAAGTCTGAGTTATTGAAGACTGACCTAGGTAGACTTCGGGGCACCCTCGTGGCTCCAGCTCGCCTCCACAAGTTTGTTTCACGCGAGGGTGAGGTCATTGATCCCAAGGACAAGGCCCTGCTCACTTATGGTGGCCCAGCTCTGGGCATCGACCCAACCAAGGTGAGTGACGCGGTGTCTGTGGCTATCAAGCCCCTATTGGCCGGTTTGGCCTCAAGCCGAGTGGACATGTCTCCAATTTCATTCCAGGATGCTATCCGAGGCATTCCTGGCAAGCTGCCTTCTATTGACAGGTCCACAAGCCCAGGGGTTCCCTGGGTCTTCCAGCAGGTGCGAGATAAGCGCCAGGCCTTTGGTTATGATGACTTCACCTTTGACACTGAGCAAGCCAGGGCTATGCTGGCGGAGGCACAGGACATAGAGGACACTCTGATGGCTGGGGCTGATTGGCGTTTCATCTTCCGAGACTTCCCCAAAGATGAGAAGCGCAAGAAGGCAAAGGTTCTTAGTGGTGATACCCGGTTCATTTCGTCCAGCCAGATTGCACTGTCTTTGATCTTCCGTAGGCATTTTGCTCCTATTATGATGCACCTGCGTGAGAACCACATCCACAATGGTCTGGCCCAGTACACCTGCTGCTTTAATGAGTGGGACACTGTGGTCAACTATGTCACTAACAACCTCAAGTGGCGTGGTAGGATCATAGCTGGGGATTATTCTGGGTTTGACAAGGCTCAGATGCCCCAGATTCTGCAGGAGATCGGTAATCAGTTGTCTTTGCTGTTTGGGGAGCGTGCTGCTTTCATTAGGCGGCTTTGGCGATGCAGTGTTGTGCACACGTTGCACTTTGATGGTGACCACCTCTACACCTGGACTAAGTCTTTGCCCTCAGGGCACCCCCTGACAACCCTGATCAACTCGGTCATTAACTTGACTTACATTGTTTTGTCCTACACAGAAGCGGGTAACCCAATCTCCGACTTCTGGGCCAACATGCGCCCCTTGGTGTACGGTGATGACAACCTGATCGGGGTTGGGCCAGATGTGGTGGGCTTTGACCAGTGCACGCTACCTGGGTTGATGAGTAAGTGGGGACAGAAGTACACAGACGAGAACAAGGGTGACTCAGACGCAACTCCCCCTTTCCGGGATATCACTGAGGTCACCTTTTTGAAGAGAGGCTTCCGACATGAGCCGAGCGAGAACCATGGTGAATGGGTTCCAGCTCTGGCTTGGGAGACGATCGTTGA